AAGCCGCAGGATATATTGCTTATACTTTCACAAGAACAGCAGCAAGCCATTTCACTCGGGTAGGTGGGGTTGGAAATAGTTATCAGCCATCAAATACTGTTTATGCCTGGACTTTTACAGGAAAAGATAGTACAAGTTGGTATTATCATACCGCGCAAGCAGGAGGCCACCCTACGGATAATGACAACGTAAGAAGTCTTCATACTGCGTTTAAAAGTGCATATGGCGGAAACTATCTTTCGACTCCATATATAAGATTTAGATAAGGAAATATAAATATGATAAACTATGAAATAGTTGAAGTAAGCCCTGTGAATCAGAGACTTCGAATAAAATACAGTAAGGAAGGATGTGTAGATTATTTTTATGTAGAAGCTCTTCAACCTTCTTTTACAGTCGAAATGCTACAAGAAATTGCAGAAGATAGAGTAAATCATGCTATAAATTTCTGGGAGCATATGACTACAGCCTCTGAAGTAGAAGTTACAGAAAATATGCTTTTTTCTGGAACTCTAAAAGATCATGTATATGAAGAAGCTCCTGACTATGATACAGGCACACAAAAACTTGTACAAACTACAACTGAAACTGATACAACGATTACTCATTCTTATACAGTAGAATCTTTAACAGAGCAAGAAATTATTGACTCTCTTCGATCTAAAAGAACGGCTCTTTTAAGCGCAACAGATATGTGGGGTATTGCAGATAGAGTAATGTCAGATGAAATGAGAGCCTATCGACAGGCTCTTCGAGATATTCCCCAACAAGAAGGATTTCCTGATACAATTGTTTGGCCAATTCGACCTTTAGACTAAGGAACTAGTATGAGTAGTGTAAAATTCTATGCTCTTTGTTGTAAAAGTATGCCCGCTACTAAGCGTCATGCTCGTTACATTCCAAAAGAAGATTTAATCATTATAATAAATAGTGATAATTCTATCTATGTGGAAGAGGCAAGTAATTGGTGTTTTGAAGAAGATATTGAGTACTATGTTACTACTAGTGACGGTACTGCTTCTACTGGAAAAAATAAATTTTTAGATATATTTAAAGAGTCAGACCACAATTACGCAGTACTTATAGATGGAGATGATTTTATAACACCTCATGGAGTATGGACATATAAACAAATTGCTCAAATGTCAAGCCCTCCAGACGCAATAGCTTTAACGAATCAATTTGGTATATATAAAGAAAGAGGCTATTCTCATTTTTTAACCCACGAAGCCGCTCACTATAATCCTTATTTTGGAGTACAAGATATTCTTGACCCAGATACGATTTTAGGAGTAGGAAGCAGATGTTTTCGTATGACACCTAGCTGGTGGGAAACAGCTCTTGCAGGAACAAACATACCAAAAACTACAGATACAGAGGTTGCTCTAAGTGCAGTTCATCGCAGGTGGGCGAATCATGTATATCGCTATATTGACAACTGGGAAACTCATCTAAGGCTTACTTTCTTTTCTAAGACTGCTGCAAATTTAAGCTACTTTAACACTAGTTTAGTAGTGGGAGAAGACACTTATAAATATCTAGAATTTAAGGATGCTCATGTAAATGGCAACTTATCTTTAGTACACTACGATGATAGGTACCCTACTTATGTTTACGATACTAGAATAGATGGAGTTGTTCAAACAGTTTTAGATTCTGGAGGAGATGATGGTACTATAGGCTGGCTAGCTTGGCTCAGTGCTCTTACAGATAAATATGATGAACTAGAAGCTGCCGGTAGAATGCACGAAACATCTATCCCTATGTTGGAAGTTCCTTGGCCCGAAGGGTATCGTCCTGACACTGTAGGATTAGTAAATTATCCTGGAGCAAATTATATAAGGTATTAAAAAGGAGGCTTACGCCTCCTCTCCTTCTTCTGGTGCTTCAACAGGCTCTGGCTGAACTTGTGGTCCTGCCTGCTGTTGAATCTTTTGAATTACTCCCATACTTGCTTTCGCAGGAAGCTCTCCCAATCCACCTAGAATTACATTGATCTCTTCGAGAGAAAGGTCGAGATTAATACTTTCATTCGCCATAATAGAAATTCCTATTTAAATATATCTTGCCAGTTTCCGGTAGTGCTCGCGCGTGCATACTCGGTGGCTCTGTTTTCAAAAAAGTTAGTGTGCTCTACGCCGTTTAACATATAGTCAAGCCAAGGTAGAGGATTATTTTCACTTCCAAAGATTTTTTTCATTCCCAAACCAAGAAGTCGACGATCTGCAATATATCGAATATATTCTTTTACTTCTTCACCTGTTAGATCCGGCACTTCCGCACCTTCAAAACAAAGATCAATAAAAGCATCTTCTAGTTCTACTGTGCGCTCTGCTGCACAATAAATCTCATACTTTAGATCATCGTTCCATAGCTCTGGATTCTCTTGAATAAAAGTACGAAATAATTGTGACATACCTTCAACGTGCAATGTTTCATCACGAATCGACCATGTAACAATCTGTCCCATACCTTTCATCAAGTTATGTCTTGGAAAGTTGAGTAAAATCGCAAAACTACTAAACAATTGTACTCCTTCTGTAAATCCAGAGTAAATTGCCATAGTTTTTGCGATATTCATTGGAGTATCCATTCCAAAGTTGGAAAGATGCTCGTGTTTATCCATCATTGCTTTGTGTTCAAAAAACTTTTGGTATTCATCGTCACCAAAACCAAGAGTTTCTAACAATAATGAGTATGCTTCTTGATGCACTGCTTCCATTGCTGCAAAAGCAGATAGCATCATTCTTACTTCAGGCTGCTTAAATGTTGGTAGATAATGCTTTGCATATCCACAACAAACATCTACATCAGCTTGTGTAAAGAATCTAAAAATCTGATTGATAAGTCTACGATTCTCAGGTGTCAACTTATCTCTATAGTCTCTCAAGTCATCCGCAAGATTGACTTCATCAGGAAGCCAGTGCATATGCTGTTGAGTTTTATAGTGTTTAAAAGCCCATGGATAATTAAAAGGCTTGTAATATTCTCTTTCTGTTAATAAATTCATTCAACGCTCTCTAAGACTTCTTTCAAGTCGCTATATCCCCCGATCCAAGTATCCCCAATAAGTATCTGAGGTACTGTTTTTACATTGGGAAATAATTTACTAAATTTTAACATATCATGGCTTGCTTCGACCTTTTCGACTTCAAACCCTTTACTTTTTGCCAAATCTACTGCCAAATGACAAAAGTGACAATCTTCTGTGCCCCATACTGTTATTTTATCCTTCACAGGCAAGGCATCCTTCATCATCCATACTTTCAAAAATATACTGTCGAAGAGCTTCATCAGATACATTTTCCGCACGCTTATACGCTTCGCTTCGCAAATAGTATAGAGTTTTTACTTTCTTTTTCCATGCCATCATATGAATAGCGTGAAGTTCTTGCTTTGATACGTTTGCAGGAAAAAATACATTTAGAGACTGACTTTGGCAGATATATTGCTGTCTATCGGCTGCAAAATCAATAAGCCATCTTTGGTCAATTTCAACTGCGGTTTTAAAGACGTCTTTTGTAAAGTCGTCAAGAAAGTCAAGATGCTGAACTGAACCGCCGTTTGTAACAATACTTTTCCATACTTCATCGTTATCTTCTCCTATTTCTTGAAGAATGTGCTCAAGGTACTCATTTTTTTGAAGACTGGATCCGGATTTAGTCTTCTGAGTAAACGCGTTAGCTCTGTAAGGCTCAATACTAGGGCTAGTGTTACCGCAGATAATACTACTACTAGCATTAGGAGCGACAGCCAAGAGATGAACATTACGAACGCCATAGCCCACTGCATCAGGAGCTTCGCCTCTTTCTTCAGCCAATTTACGAGTTGCATCTAGCGCCTCCGTTTTTATATGGCGAAACATTCTCATGTTTGCGCTCTTTGCCATTACTCCTTCGAGAGGCGTATGGTGTCTCTGAAGATAGGCATGAAAGCCCATTGCTCCTAGACCAATACTTCTTTCTTGTTCTGCACTATGAGCCGCTCTCCACAATTCATTTGGAGCATTCTCGATAAAGTGTGTGAGAACATTATCAAGCATTGCTATTAAGTCAGGAATAAAATGAGGGTCATGTTGCCACTCATCAAATTCTTCTAGATTTACACTTGATAGACAACATACTGCTGTACGATCATCGTCTGTCGCAAGAGTAATTTCACTACAAAGATTAGAGTGATGAACTTGCAGCCCTTTATCTTTCTGACACTGCGGCAAAGCATCTTGCACAGTATCCTTAAACATAATATAAGGTTCACCAGTTTCTACTCGATTTTGAATAAGCTTTACCCAAAGAGTTTTAGCGGATACAGTCTTTGTAACTCTGCCAGAGTGAGGATCAATCAAGTCCCAGGAGTCATCAAACCCTTCTTCTCTCGTAGCTCCTTCAATAAGCTCCATAAAAGCGTCTGGAATAATCACTCCATGATGCAAGTTTACAGATTTGCGATTTACGTCACCACCAGTCGGTTTGCGAACATCTAAAAATTCTTCAATTTCAGGGTGTGAAATGTCAAGATATGCAGCATAGCTACCTCGACGAGTAACACCTTGGCTAAAAGCCAGCATTTCTGCATCTACTACTTTCAAAAAGGGAATAACACCTGTACTCTCGGAGCC